TTTGGGAAAACAGTGTATCAATCTCTTCTCAATATTATGCTTGATGAGGATTACGGCGATATTACGGACCCCATTGATGGTCGAGATGTCAAGGTAGTGTGCACTAAAGCACCAGGGCGCATGTGGGCATCCACAGAGGTCCGCCCGCGAGGAAAACAATCACCACTCTCAGAAAATTCTGATACTGCAAAAGAGTGGATTGCCGGTGTCCCAGACCTAGACGAACTCTACACTCTCAAGACCTACGAGGAATTGGAGAAGATCGTCACTGACTGGTTAAATGGTGACGATGTCGATAATGATAACAATTTGGGAACAGCACATGAATCATCCAAAAATACATCAGATGAATCTTCAGCCTCAGCTGAAGTTGTAAAAAAATACAAGAGCTTGGATGATGCTTTTTCTGATCTCGAAGATCTTTAAATCGCTATAGTGATGTCTAAGAGGCAGGGGAGGACTACCTCCCCTGCCTTGTCTTGAACACTGCTCTTAAAAATATTAGAATTATTCTAGGATGGAACGAATATGGCGAAAAAAACTGACACTAATGATTTCACAGATGATTTAATTAAGTCTCTTAATAAGGAACATGGCTCTAGAGTTGCATATAACCTGGCTTATGATGAATCTCCAACTCATGTGAAAAGATGGATAAGTACCGGTTCTAGACAATTAGATTATATTGTCGCTAATAGAGTGAATGGCGGTCTCCCAGAAGGGAGAATCGTAGAAATATTTGGGCCGCCATCTATTGGTAAATCTCACATTGCGATTCAGATTGCCAGATCAACGCAGCTGATGGGTGGCATCGTGGTTTATATAGATACAGAGAATGCCACTTCAGTAGAGAATCTAGGTCTTCTTGGTGTCGATATTGAAAAAAGATTTGTCTATGTGGATACTCATTGCACTGAGGAAGTTCTATCCATTGCAGAAGCCACAATTCTTAGGGCCAAGGCAATGGACAAGGATGTACCCATCACTATTATCTGGGACTCTGTCGCCGCTTCATCTCCAAAGGCTGAACTTGTGGGAGATTATGATAAAGAAACTATCGGTTTGCAAGCTCGTGCCATTTCGAAAGGGATGCGAAAAATCACCGGTGTGATTGCGAACCAGAATGTCCTGTTCGTGATACTCAATCAAACTCGAACCAAGATCGGAGTCATGTACGGGGATCCGACAACCACCCCGGGCGGGAAAGCAATTCCCTTTCATTCGTCTGTAAGAATCAAGTTGGGTGCGGGACAACAAATTACCAATAAAGACAAGGAAGTGGTGGGTATTAATGTCTCGGCAAAGACCATAAAAAACAAGGTGTCTGCACCATTTCGCTCTTGTAACTTTGAGATCCACTTTGGAGTAGGAATCAAAGAACATGAACAATTGTTCGATGTCTTGAGAAAACACGGACAGGTAAAGTCAGAGGGGCGAATAATTGAAGTGTCTGGAACAAGTACATGGAAGCTATTACAGGTGTGTGATGCAACCACCGGTGAAGTTTTAATTGAGAAGAAATTTTATAAAACAGAGTTTAATAAAGTAATTCAGGATCCAAAATACTCATCTTATGTTGATACTTTATTAGAGCATGCAATGATAAAAAAAATGTCATCTGATGATTGTGTTGACATCGATCCAGAATCTTATGAAGAAGTGAGAGCTGTTGCTCTTGATTTAGAATTAGAATCCATTTCACCGGAGGGATGATGTGAGTGATCGTCCTATATTGGTGGTGGACGGTCTAAACTTGTTCATGCGACATTTTGTTGCCAATCCGTCCATGAGCGAGTCCGGGCATCATGTGGGAGGTTTTATCGGTTTTTTAAAAGCATTATGGCATCTCTGTGATAGAACAGCCCCCTCAAGAGTAGTGGTTGCATGGGAGGGAGGCGGAAGCCCAAGACGACGCGCCATTTTCAAAAATTATAAGCAAAATCGAAGACCCCAGCGATTAAATCGATATTATTTAAATGAGATACCTGATACAGTTCAAAATCGAGACAACCAGATTGTTAAGATAATTGAGGCCTTAAAATATGTACCCATAACCCAGATTTATGTGCCTGATTGTGAAGCAGATGATGTAGTGGCTTATGTTGTGAAGTATGTTTTCAAAGAAAAACGATGTGTGATAGTATCATCGGACAAGGATCTTTATCAGTTATTGTCTAAAAAAGCAATTCAGTGGTCTCCGGGGCAAAAGAAGTATATTACCCCAAAAGATCTGGTCAAAAAATTTGGAATTTCTGCCACTAACTTTTGTACAGTGCGTGCATTTGTAGGTGACAAGTCTGACGGCATTGATGGAGTGCCGCGCGCAGGGTACGCCTCTCTAACCAAGAGATTTCCTCTTCTCCGCGAAAATAATTTTATTTCTGTGGATGATTTGGTAACTGATGCAGTCACACAATCTCAGACCAAAGATTTGAAATTATATAATAGCATGATTGACAATGCCGCAATTGCTCGACGCAATTGGAGGTTAATGTTTTTAGATATTACTAATCTTTCCGCAACTCAAATAGAAAAAATAAATTTTTCTCTTGAAAATCCAGCCCCTGTGGGGAATAAACTATCTCTAATAAAGATGCTTCATCGAGAAGGTGTACACAATTTTAATACTGATGCTTTTTACGCATCACTTGCGGCATGTAGGTGGAATAAATGACAGAATATGAAGGAGGGAACTCATCTTCACATTTTGGACAGTATGGCAAGTCATTTCAAGAGAAAATATTTCATAGTTTGCTGACAGATAAGAATTGGGCCACACAAATGGTCGAGGTAATGGATCCATCTTTCTTTGATGTGAGTTATTTGGAATTCTTGACTGATAAACTTTTCGCGTATTTCAAAAAGTATAAGTGTTTTCCCACTTTAGGCTTGTTGATCACGATTGTCCGGGATGATTTATCTCAGCGTGATGATGCAATTCTCAGAGATCAAATTGTTCACTTTTTACATCGAGTGAAGACAAGTTGTGATCTTAGTGACCTCGCTTTTGTCAAGGATAAGACACTTGATTTTTGTCGACAACAAGCCTTCAAAGACGCACTAGAACAGGCTGTCGACTTAATTGAAACAGAGGAATTTGAGAGTGTGCTAGCTCTCATGAAGCAGGCAATCTCAGTGGGACTTCCTAGCAGTTCAGGACATGATTTTTTTGAGGATGCGGAGGCGCGATTTATAAAAATTAATCGACAAGTTTGTCCCACGGGCCTGACACGTCTGGACGCAAAGGATATTTTAAGAGGGGGGCTTGGACGTGGTGAGATTGGAGTCGTTACTGCTAATACTGGTGTTGGAAAATCCCATTGGCTTGTGGCAATGGGATCTAATGCTATGCGAGCCGGCAAGAATGTTCTTCATTACACATTTGAATTAACTGAGCATGCTGTGGGTTTAAGATATGACTCCAACCTCTGTGCGATACCATCAAATGATGTACAAGATCACAAAGATGTAGTGTTTGAGAAGTATAAAGAGATGGATCTCGGACGTCTGATCATAAAGGAATATCCAACAGGTAGTGCATCATCAGTAACACTTAGGAATCACATTGAAAAATTATCTCTAAAAGGTTTCATTCCATCAGTTATCATAATTGATTATGCTGATATTATGAAAACATCAACAAAAACTTATGAATCTTTGCGACATGAGTTAAAATTGATCTACGAAGAATTGAGAAATTTAGCGATGGATTTAAATGTACCAGTTTGGACTGCATCACAAGCGAATAGAGAATCGGCCAAGTCAGATATTGTTGGGCTTGAAAATATGTCTGAGGCATATGGGAAAGCAATGGTAGCTGATGTTGTTATTTCTCTATCTAGAAAGGCATTGGAAAAATCGACAGGTGCAGGACGTCTTTATGTGGCAAAAAATCGTGCCGGCCGCGATGGGCTTGTGTTCCCTATTCAGATGGATACTGCAAGAAGCACATTTGAAATTTTAGATGAGACTGCTTTATCCTTGGACGAAGCTGTTAAACAAACTAACTCTGAAATGAAGGATTTACTTCGGAAGAAATGGAAAGAAGTGAATGGAAAAGATGGAGATTAATTTTCAGGTAAGCAAAATAATTACTAAGATTTTATGTGATCATAGTAATTGATTGAGAGGCAATGGAGTGAATAAATGACAAGTTTTTCAGAGGCTTTTCAGAAAAGTCAGGAGTATTTTGACGGGGATGACCTAGCGGCAAATGTTTTTGTAACCAAATATGCTCTAACTGATAAGGAAGGTACCTTACACGAATCTACTCCTGCATTAATGCACCGTCGTCTTGCCCATGAATTTGCACGAATTGAAGCCAAGTATTCAAATCCGATGTCTGAGGATGAGATTTATGAATTGTTTGAGGAATTCAAATATATAGTACCTCAAGGATCCCCAATGTCCGGTGTTGGAAACCCCCATCAGATTCAGTCAATTTCAAACTGTTTTGTTATTGAATCTCCCTACGATTCATACGGCGGTATCTTAAAGACAGATCAGGAACTAGTTCAAATTGCCAAACGCCGGGGTGGAGTGGGGTTTGATCTATCAACTATTCGTCCAAGCGGGACTGTGACTGCGAATTGTGCG